TGCTGTTAAAGTTTTATCATCCCAATTCTTTTCATTCTTCAATTTATAAATTCCAAGACATCTCAATTCACTTATAAACATTTCCTTATATTCCTCATAGTCACCATCAATTCTACTTGCTCTAATATTTGCCATACAATCCCGTATAGCATCTTCTCTACTGTAATCATCAACATCATGGTAATCCGAATCATCAGCTTGTAAAGTTATGGTTGACAATGCACTAGTCAATTTAGTATGAATATTTTGTTTATTTTGAAAATCATCAACCAAGTGAGTTACAATACTTCTAAGTGTAACACTCGATCGAATATGGCCACCGACCACATCAGTATAAAAGAAATGCCATTCTTGATCAATCATATCAATTAATTGCTCAACGGTTTTCCCTTCCAAATTATTGGCTAACCATGACGCCGCCTTTGATCCATCTTTATTCTTAGTTGTAATTGTCCACGCATTCACAAATCGCGTACATAGTGCCTCTGGATGCATTAGTCCATGAACATTCGCAAAATTTGAACTATTCGTAGTTGCTAGTATGAACTTAGACGAAAATAACCGTCCTTTCTCCTCCAGTTTCGCCATTTCAAGTGGAGTTTGGGTACACGATATCAGATTTATCATATCTGATGCATCCTTTGCTTCAATTTCTTTCAAAAAATCATCTACATACATTACCTTTTGACCAGTATAACCGTCAAAAAAATGGACATTCTGCCCCGTAGGACGTGCCCACGTACTGAATTGTGCTTGACTTGCTGATTCACACAGTTTTGTTTTTAGAAGTAAAATTATAGGTAATACAGTTCCAATTAGCAAACTTTTCCCAACTCCAGATTTTCCCATAAATGCTGCTGCAGTTGGCACACAGCGGGAAGCTTCAGCTGGTATTTTGACACTCTTATAAGTTTTAATTATAGTTTCTGCCAATTTTGTATACTGAACAGGAAACTTAGGAATAGCTGGAGCATATTTCGAAATTCTAATAGCTTTCTTATAATACTTATCTAATTTTTACTTATTACCACTTTCCTGAATTTTATCACTCTCAAATTTACCTTCACTATTATCACTATTAAAATCTGAAACCAATTGCGTAATTTCGGCATGTGAATATTTATACCAATCAACAAAGAAACCTGTTCCTTCAAATATATAATCAATGATAACTTGGAAAAGTGCGATACACTTATCGAGTAAAGATATTTTACCATTCATAGCTTCATCATATCTAATCCTAAACGATATATTGTCGGCTCCTGTAAATTCACAAGACAAAATAGATAATGC